ATTATGAGGCCGGTTTTGCGATTACTGCGCAATCAAGAAGCTTCCTGCTGTTGATGAGCGACAAGAAGCCGTCCAACGGACATTACAATTTCTGATTGTTTTTCGATACTGTTTCCAGCTACGTTTTTTAGACTTCCGAAGCAAGCCGGGAAACAGTGTCGGGAACGGTTTCGCTGACTTCCGCAAGATCCTCGACGGAGCGGGGCCTCTCGGATTGCGCCAGTACCAGCTGCGTCTGCACGCGGTCCGCTTCGATGGCGGCAATCTGACGCGAGAAAATGATGAACCAACCAAGGAACATCATGCCGGCCAACGCCTCCACGTTCGTCAGCGTGTTATGCCCGCTCAGCCATTGGAATCCGGCATAAGCGCCAATCACAATCGCAAGATCGGAAACCACGTATACGATCTTTGAAAGTTGCGGGGCAAGCCAAGGCAGGGCAATCATCAGCACGCTCATCAAACATGGCAGGCCGCGGGCGAACACGTTGTGCAAAATCGGATGCGGCGTGTAACGGAACGTGCCGATTCCTACGAAGGCGACGCCGGCCAACGCCAACATGATCGACAGCAGCAGAATCCTCGTACGGAAATGCTTCGGCGTTTCATTGATGGAGTTGGAATCCAGATACTGCAATTGCAGACGATACGTGGTGATGAGCTCGGAAACGGCGAAATAGCTGATGATCACAATGCAGATGCCCGCGAGCATCAGCGTCGAATTGAACATACGTGCGGCGAACGTCGTACGGTCGCCCAGTTGGGAGAAATTATTGTTGTACCAGTATGGATCGTCGGACGTCAATCCTGCGATGCTCACGCCAGACACCACGAAAAACGGCAGTAGGGAAGCGATCGTTTTGGCGTTCATAAGTTCCGCCTGTACGAAAGTTATATAGCCTACAACGCCTGCGATGGCCGCGCATAGGATTGGCAGATAGCCTTTCAGCGTGCGGATGCCCATCATGTTGTTGATGATGGACAACATCATGAACGACATGACGAAAATGGTCGAGGCATACACCACGGAAAGCGCGAGAATCTCGAAAATACGACGGACCGGAATAGTCCAACCATGTTTGAGCGTCAGCGATCGTGATTTTCGTGCATAACCCAGACTGAATGATATAACGCCGCATCCTGCCACGATTCCCGAGCAGACGGTGAACAGTCGTTGCGTGACACGCCAAATGGCGGGAGCGAACTGCATGTAAGCGTTCATGACAAACCAAGCGATGATGGCGCATATTACAAAGGAGATAATGCCCGATGATTCAGCCTGCTGATGACGTCCCATGCCACTCTCCCTCCCGAAACGCTATTGTAAGCCTGTCGTTGTCCAACCATACGCTATAATAGAAACTCGTGTTCACATGATGCGATTCCGCGACGCGGATTCGCTGAAAGCGAGCAGGAACGGGCTGTAGCGCAGTTTGGTAGCGCGTCTGCTTTGGGAGCAGAATGTCGCAGGTTCAAATCCTGTCAGCCCGACCGGAAGCCTTGGAAACATTACGTTTCCAAGGCTTTATTTTCTCTTGGCCGTAGGCTATCGACACGATTCGACACGATGACCGCGCAACCTCCGCGTCTAGACGGTCTTCAACTGTTCAGCGCGCAGCTCGCCAATCGCGTCCGCCACATCGTCCAATCGTTCCGGCCAGAGAGCCGTGTATGTGTTCAGCGTGATGCTGGGTGAGGAGTGGCCGAGCTGCATCTGTAGGGTCTTCACATCCGCGCCTTGAGCAATCGCAAAGCTCGCATAGCTATGCCTCAAACTATGGATGGTCACGCCCTCGTCCTCCATGCCGGCCAGTCGGACGGCCTTTCGCCAGACACGCGTCCGCCACGTGTTCGTCCACAGGTTCCCGCCTCTTGCCGCGCGGAACAGCCAGTCGTCGTCGCCCATGCCCTCCATCTGCCGTTCGATGGACGGTATAAGGAATCTGGGTATGGCGATGCTGCGCGGTTTGCCGTTCTTCGGCGTGCCCAGCACAAGCCTGCCTTTGCCGTCGTCGGTCCAAGTGCGGCGGATGCGCGCCCTGCGTGATTCCACATCCACGTCGCCGCATTTGAGTGCCAGCGTCTCGCCAATGCGGGCACCGGTGTATGCCTGCCAGCGGACGATCAGCCCGTCTACCGGCCGTCCTGCCCGTTCGGCCATGCCGGCCAGCAACTCCACCTCCTCGACGGTAAGGAACACCATGTCGTCATCGGATTGCGTGATGCGCGGCACGGTGACCTTTTCAATGGGGTTCTCTCCGATCCAGCCGTGCTCCAAAGCGAATTCCATGACACCGCCCATGACGACCTTGACGATGTTGCGGATGCTGCGTGGACTCAATGGCTTCGATTCGCGATCGTCCTGCAGTTCGGCGGGATACCCGCCTTCGGTGAGCTGCGTGACCCACTGTTGCAGTTCGTCGCGTTGGATTTCCCTCAGTGTGCGATCGCCCCACTTGGGGTTGATATAAACGCGCAATTCGCGGCGGTATCTGCCCAAAGTGCCCTGTTTGATATCCATCTTGCCGTCCGTCCATTCGGAGGCAACGTCCCGGAAGATGCGTAGTTCCTGCTGCGGGTCGCGGTATTTGCCGCGTCTGATGTCGTCCTCGATGGCCGCTGCGTATTCCTCAGCGTCACGGAGCTTGGCGAAGTTCCGTGATTTCTGGACGCGTTTGCCGTCTCGAAGCGTGTACCAGCGGCATCTCCACCGTGAGCCTTGGCCGTACAGCGCGGACCGCCATTTGCCGGGCACATTGGCTTTCATCGGATCCTTCGCATTGGCCAGCGACTGTTTCGCGGCCCTGCTGGGCGGGTTGCCGTCCTCGTCGTTTTTGAGCCATCTGTCGTCTACGAACGCTCTGGCCATGGTTGTCTCTTTCCGAGGATCCGCGCTACACTGTGCGTGGAACCTCATTTTGGTGAAAACGGAAATGCTGATTGTTGGTTCCTTGGGTTCCGTCCGACTGTGTTCGGGCGGAACCCTTTTTGTTTCCCGTCGCGGTATGTGGACGCTGAGCTTCTTTTATTGCATGCACACGCCGGAATCGTAGAGCAGCTGCCGGTAGTCGGACAATACCTGTACGGTCACGCCCAATTCCACGGCCATCATCCACGTGTTACCTTCGTACACTTCCTCGGCCATGCCGTAATCCACCGGTGAGATCAGCGCCAGCGCGGTCTCCCTGCGGCAACGGCGCTCGCATTTGATTCCGTATCGTGTACCGCATCCTGGGTCATGGTGTCTGGCGTGTATGAGCTCGTGGCACAACGTGCAGCGGCGTTGGCGTTGGTTGAGCCAGTCGGCCAGCAGGATGAGCCTGTGCCGGTCGTCGTACAGGCCACATATGTCGCGTGGGAGGTCGCGCGATACGATTGACAGTCCCATGGATTCCGCGCTCCGATGAAGGTCCGCAACGGTCTTGTTATCCACATTCCTCTCTTCCGAAAGTATTGTTTTTCGAGAAGTACTTTTTTGCTGTTTGTCAAGTTCTGTTTGACAGTTGGAGTGTCGTATGTGATATTTGAATCAGCTCATCTACCAAGTTGTAGAAGGAGTCTCCGGGGTCGCTGCGGCGGCCCTTGCTTTTTATTGAATGCAATTCCCGTCCAGGCTTGACTGATCGTATTCTTTCAGCAGTTTGTTGAAGCTGTGGTCATGATCGACGTAGTAGGCGGTGACCAGCATGCAGTAGCCTTTTTCCTTATGCGGTTCCAATACGACTAGATACCGTTCTGGTTCAATGAGGATATACAGCCTATCGCGGCCATGCTTATGCTTCCTCCAGATTAATGGCGCATCGCATGTTTCATAATGGCATTGCGGGCAATCCTTTGCGTCGTCAATCGTCTTTCGTGGAAACCTGATTCGTTCGCATCTACGCAGATCAACGTTCCTGTCACCGGTCGCGTGGTCTTCGACGCTTGTGATGTGGAAGAACCCGGCCCATTTTCCGTCGGTCTCCTCTCTCTGGCGGCGCACGGAGACCCTCAGACCGTCGAATGATGGGTGTGAATCTATGAAGTCCTGCCTGAAGATTGCGTAAATCCTATCCTCGTATACGGCGAAGTCTTCTATCGGGGATTTGGGCACGAGCTCCGGTATCCAATGCGGTGTCATGCGTTCCGTCCTTCCCAGACGAAGATGTTGAACTTTCGCGTGCCCAGGGTTGTTGACTGGGTGAGACGGAGCTTTGATTTCATGCGTATGTAGTCGATGATTTCAGCTTTCGCGCCCGATGGTTGGGGGATGGTCGTCCGGTTCGCCCTGCAGACGGCCCCGTTGATCACATCGGTGATCTGCATCATCTGCACTTCGTCCGAACGGATCGGCTGCACTTTCTTGATGCACTCGTGGTTGAAGTCGTAATGGCTGTTCGCCAGCACTTCCTCAAGTTTCTCGGTACGTTGCGCGGAATGCGTGTCCTTGATGTCCATGTACACGTTGTAGATGTTCGTGGAGTCGAACAGCCTGTTCAACATGGTGAAATACATCTTGTAATACCAGTCGTTGTGCGACTGTGACCATGCCTCATGGTTCAGGCGCGTCTTCTTGGCCACCAGAACGCGGAACCTCATGTCGTCATCCAGGAAGAAGCAGTTCAGCAGGTCCTTGTAAAGGTCGATTTTCGGCATACTGGCCTTCGTCCACTTCACTTCCGTACGTGCCTTGACGCCATAACGTGCCTTGATCTGGAGGATGTTTTCCGTGATCTCCTGCTTTTTATCCTTGGGGATGATGAGGGCTCCAAGGACCATAACATCGCTGTCGTCATGTTCCAGATGACAGCTCTCGTCACAATACAGGTTGTATTCGGTCATTCGTGTTCCTTTCAATCCATCAATCGTCCGGCGTTTCGGCTTCGAGGCGTGCGTTCGAATCCCTGTTGGCGGCCACGTCATAGTCTTCGGGATGCGCGGCGATACGGTCGATGAGATCATCGGTGATCTGAGACTCGCGCTCGCGGGCTTCGTAGGCGCGGGCGGCTTCGCTGGAGATTGATCCACAGGCTGCCGCAACCAGTGAAAGAGCGTCCGGAAGCCCAAAGAGTGGAGCGAGTCTGTCTAACTCGCTGATTGCCCAACTTCTTTTACCGAGTACTCGGTCGCTGATATAGCCTTTTGATCGTCCTTCAAGGGCCTTGGAGAGGTCGGCCTGGGTAATGCCATTGGCTTCCATTGCTTGGCTGATATATTTGCAAATCACCAGATCGGTGCGTGTTGTACTGCTGTCCATAGCGATGACTGTATTCGAATTTTCGGGAAGTTACATCTTTACGCCGTTCGGCGTGTCGAATTTGCCATACCGAATACTCGGGAGTACATTGAAAGCATGTTCACCGAATATCCGGTAAACGTCGAATAAAGTCCCGAATATTCGGGGAATGGAGGTGATGTGACAAGCAATGAATACGTGACACAGGCAATAAAAGTCAGGATGGCTCGACTTGGAATCACTCAATCCGGCGTCGCCGACGCAGTTGGAATCAATCGGGTCGTCATGAATCGATACATGCGCAATCAACGGGAATGGCCGATTCGCGTTCTCGACAAGATTGCTCCGGCATTGAAATGGCAAGACGGTCTTGACATCTTCATTGCAGCAAATTCAGAAGAAAAAGAACCGCAATCGACGACATCAACCAAATCAAACCATAAGCAACCGGCACTCGCCGACGCATGAATCGAAAGGAGAATCCGAAATGAGCATCAATATTCCGGCCGAGACACCGGACGAATCCACGAACCCGATCTCCGTTGAGGAGTTCGAACGCCTGCACCCGGCGATGCTGGGCGCGATAAGAAAAGCCGTCCGCGAGGAACCAGCTCGAACGGTTATCGGAACAGTGGGCGACGACAGGAGGAGCCACCTGTCCAGCCTTGACCTGCGAGGAATCGGCATCGAGGTCGGACGGCAGTTGTCGGCCCGCGACATGACGACTGAAGTCATGGGCTCGATTCTCGAGCACATCAATCAGGCCGCGGACCGACTAAGCACGGAGATACAGGAACTCCGTTCAGAACTTATCCGAGAGCACGTCGAGACAGTAGGCGGCGGATGCCATGGAAGCATCCATCGAATCGAATCCCTTGGCGAGGAGGGAAAGCCCTTGGCACAGGGCTCTCATCCTCTCGTCGGGATCGGACGTTTCAGCGGCCTTCCCAAACACGGCGCTCGCCTTCGCGAAATCGGATCCATTGCTCATATTCTCACCTCCCTTCTTTGCGTGGGTCTGCTCATTCTCCCACTCGGCAGGAAGGGCCTCAAATGAGAGTGCTTCGAAAAAGCAAGCGGCGCTCGCCGAAGAGTGAATCGAAAGGAGAATCCGAAATGAGGAAGATGAAGAGATCCGATGTCCGCGAGTGGATTCCAGGTGAACCGCTTGAACGGGTCGACTTCGGCAATGGTTGCACGGGGATGAACAAGAGCCTTCCGAAAGAGCCGGGGAACGCTGGCGATTTCAAGCGTCTCATCTGGAAATGCCGCGCCATCGAAGCGGACGGAGGGCCATGCCTTGATGTGCTTCCATCCGAATACTGGATTGACGACGTGAAGCAGGGCGACTATTTCGATGTGGTCACCGACGAATCAAGTTACGGCCCATGCAGCTTCGGTGATGCGTGGTTTTATCTCGCTGGCGTTGATGCGGGATGGCATCTCGCCCGCAGGAAGCGTCATTCCGGTTTGTGTGCGACCTTGCGTGGCATATTCGATTCGTTGACTCATCGCCACGAGAACGCGACTGATGCAGAACCGTTGGTTACGGCCTCGAAGCCCTCTCGCGAATCTGCCGAACACTCTTCGAGCTGCGGTTCCACGCCTCCTTCTTTATCTCGGTCAGAGATACACGAATCTTATGACTGCGCGACATGTGGGACGACCGCCACTCAATCTCGAAATCATCGGGAAGTAGCAGCACCGCATTCTCGCCGGTGAAGCCGGTATGGCAGATCTGATTCGGTCTCAACCGCTTGGCCAACAGCGGCGTATAGGGGCTTGTTCCGAACGTTGCCTGAGGTGGGATTCGGACGTCATACATCGTCAGAGGTCCAACAAGCCGGAAATACACGATGCTGTTCGACGTGGAATCAAGAAAAGGCTCCAAATCGGTTTGGGACAAATCGTCCCTACGGCGAATGGAGTGGATTTGAAACTGCTGCAGAACGTTCCACGCCAAAGACGCCCCGGCGATGATGGTCGAAGCCCAGCCTGCCGGATCCTCAAGAAAACTATTCACAAACTCGATTCTAGGGAGAATCCAATGAACAATGAAATCCAGAAGTTCGATTTCAAGGGCGCCCCATTGCGTACCCTGACCGATAAGGCGGGGGAGCCCTGGTTCGTCGCCAAGGACGTATGCGACATCCTCGGGACAGATACAAGGGACTTACACAAGATTCTTGAGTCTGATGAAATCACCAATGTGGATAGTATCCACATTGCTCAGAATGGCGGTAAAGCTCCGCTCATCATCTCCGAGCCTGGTCTTTACCGTCTTGTGATGAAGTCTCGGAAGCCGGAGGCCAAGGAGTTCCAGCGTTGGGTGACGCATGAGGTGCTGCCGTCCATCCGCAAGCACGGCGGCTATATGGCCGGCCAGGAACGGATGACACCGGAACAGATGGCGTTGGCCAGCATGCGATGGCTGCAATCCAAGGTCGACGAACAAGCCAAACAGCTCAAAGCCCAGGAAGGCAAGGTCCTGTTCGCCAACGCGGTCGAAACCGCGAGGACGTCCATCCTTGTGGGCGATTTCGCGAAGATCCTGAAAAGCAACGGCATCGACATCGGCCCACGGCGCCTGTTCGCCTGGCTCCGCGAGCATGGATGGCTCATCAAGGTCAAGGGCTCCAGTTGGAACATGCCCACACAGAAGGCGATGGACCTTCACCTGTTCGAGGTCAAGGAGACGACCATCAGCCACTCGGACGGGCACACCACGATCAACAAGACGCCGAAGATGACCGGCAAGGGGCAGACGTATTTCGTCAAACTGTTCCTCGCGAAACCAACACAGGAAGCGGGTGCGTGATGAGCGCGTGCCTTGAAATCAACAACATTCCGCAGAGAAAAGCGAAGCGTATCAGTGACTATCTCTTCGCGCATTCCGGCAAATGGGTAACGGACGACCCGATCAGAGTCGAGCTCTTAGGCGACGGGAAGGCGTTCGTAATCTTCCCCGCGATCGCCGAAGTGGACTCGAGGGAATTCATGACGATGTTGGGGGATGAGTGATGATTGTTACAACCAAGCCAAGCGCTCTTAGCGTGGTGGCGTCCATCATCTGCGCGATATCCGGAATCTGGACGTTTGCCTGTGGACTCAAATCTCTGAATCAATTCCAGATTCTTCTTGGCTGCTCCCTTCTGCTCAACGGATTGCAGATTGGCACTAGATGGGTGATGCTGCGGGAACTGAACAGGAACTACCTGCTCATGCGCCGATCTGGGCTATGTACGGAACCGCCGCGAGAGCAAGAGCGGGAATCTGAACGATGAAATCAGCGAACATCCCACCCATGTATTTCTCCTTGATCTTCTGCCAGCGGGATTGGTCCTTGGCGTGCGATTCGGCGATGTACAAGGCTCCAAGCAGACGCTGCATGGCGTCATTGAGCTCGAACGAGCCGCAGCTCTCCCAATCGTTGACGCATCGGCGAACCTCGGTCGTGAGATTAAGCACATACGACTTCAACGCCGCCGGCATGCTCACATCCTCTTTCAGGCACTGCTCGATTTCAGAAAGGAAGCCGGAGATGTTCTCCCTGTCCTTGTCCTCCATCCGCACATCCAGCTCTACCCACCTGTCGGCGATGGTCTGCAAAGCCAGAACCGCCGCGGCATCCAACCTATTGGTCGAACCGGCCAACGTGCTGAAGTTCCGACGATGTCCGTCCAGGGCATCGTCTGAGAATGATTCCCACAAGGCTTTCCAAATACCGGGCATCTGTGATTTCGCCATGTCGAGACGTTTCACGCCACGGGCGATCAGCGTATCAAGTGTTCTTTCGGTGCTGCACATGGCCGTGTATGCGGGCAGCACGTCCTTCCGGAATCCGTCGGGCTGCTGCTCGACCTCAAAAAACTGCAGTAGGTATTCGGCTGCATTCGACATTGATGCTTCTCCTAACTGTTCGGCCCGCACGTCGCATATGCGGGATGACACCGATTTTAGGAGGGGGCTGGGCGGTTCTCCTAACGCCGCCCGGCATCACACACGCAAAGGAGGCGCGTGATGGATGACAAAGAGGTGTTCGCCGCATTGGCGGCGGCGAAGCCGATGAACACGACGAAGGACATCGCGGACAACTGCGGCATCAAGGAAGGCACCCTGGCGTACTGGCGTAGCGCGGGCATCGGCCCGAAGTTCGTGAAGGTAGGACGAATCGTCATGTATCCGAAGGAGCAGATGATCGCCTATTTCGCGCAACACCTGTACCAGTGCACGGCCGAATACGAGGAAGAGGTGGGTGCGCGATGACCGACAACGACTGGCGCACCGATACCCCGTGGCCTGACCCATGTGAAGAAAAGGAGGACAAATGAACGCCATCCGCAAAGCCTGCGTCGAAGCGATATTCAGGGAATTTGAGGACGAAGGCGACGCCATCCGTCCGGCCTATGCCGGCGGGTGGGACGACATCGAAGCAAGGCGTTCACTCGGTCACATCGTCGGATACGTCGACCTCGACGTGGCCGACCTCGTGGACATCGTTATCGACACCATCAACAAGGAGCTGATGTGATGAAGGCCCTTGCCCACGTCATCCTGCACCAGCTGCTGTTCGCGGTGTGGCTACTGGCCATGTGGGTGCTGTATTGCACGCCGGCGTGCATGCACCCGATCGAACATCTCATCGCCGCGCCGTTCGCGGTGCTCATCCCGACGGCCGTCATCATGCGCCGTCTGTGCTCCGCCCCCCGCTTCGCGCGCTGGCTGGACGAGCAACGGCAGTGAAGGACTTGGACGGTTCCGCACACATTGCGGCATGGACGTGGTTCGTCATGCGCGGCCATGCCGGAACCGCCCGCGCGTCAAGGAAAAGACGTTAAAACCAGCCGGACGTGTCATCTTCTCTCTTCTCCTCCCGTCCGGCCTTCGCCGGGGCCCGCGACAGGATGCGGGCGCCATGGATCGGCGTGTTGAGGTCACGTCGGCGGATGGATGCGCGGTTCGAATCCGCGTCCCGGCACGACATCAATCCAAAGGAGGCAAACGTTGCCAAGCAAAACACCAAGCAGGCCGGAAGGCGAGAAGTGGTTCGAATGGCCGCTCACGCCCGCCAGCGTCGGCATGACGTCCGCCGAGCTGATCGGCGAACTGTACGAGACCATCAGCGCGCTCAACCGCGACCGTGGCTGGAACCTCACCATGGTCGCGCCGGCGCGCTTCGGCGAGATCGTCATCGACCGCGAGGCCGGATGCCTGCGCGCGAAATGCGCGTGGAAGGCCAAGGATCCAAGCCAGCTCGGCCCGGAACCGGCTGGATATGTGAAGGGAGCCTGACATGGCCATAGGGGAGACCGTCATCACCATCGTCGGCAACCTCACCGCGGATCCGGAACTGAGGACCACCGGCCAGGGCGCGCAGGTCGCCAGCTTCACCATCGCCAACACGCCACGCCAGTACAACCGGCAGACCGGACAGTACGAGGACGGAGACGCGCTCTTCCTCCGCTGTTCGGCATGGAACGACCTCGCGCAGCATTGCATCCAATCTTTGTCCAAGGGTATGCGGGTCATCGCCCAAGGCAGGCTCAAGCAGCACTCGTATCAGGCGCAGGACGGCACCAATCGGACCGTCGTGGATCTGCAGGTCGACGAAATCGGGCCATCGCTGCGGTACGCGACGGCGCAGGTCGCCCGCATCAGCCGCCAGGGCGGTCCCGTCTACGGCAACCCCGCATCGCCGCAGCCGACCGTCAACACCGGCGTCGGTGGCTGG